GCTTATGAATATCAAAGAGATATATTAGGACCATATTATGATTGGTTATTTGGTAATTAATATATAAAAAGGAGATTAAAATTATGAAAAAATTATTATTAGTTTTATTATTATTCTTAGTAGTTCCGCTATTAAGTGCTTGTGAGGAACAACCTCACGAAGAGTGTATAACTGAATGGGAATACAAAATGGAAGAACGTTCTAAATTCTTTATTAGTTATACTGTTTACATATTAGATACTGAATACGGTGATGTTGATGTTACTAAAAATATTTATGAATCAGCACAAGAAGAAGCATATTCAGAAATATGCGTTATGGTTATACCAGATGGAACTGTGGATTTTATAGGTGGAACTCTAATAGATGGAACTCCGATAGAACAAAGCATTATAGATGAGATAGCTGATCAAGTTATTCCAGAAGATTTACAGGAAGAAGAATAGAAAAGGAGTTGGTTAAATGCCAAATTTTGTTATAAATTACAAGCCTCAACCACGACAAAAGATTTATCATAGCTATTGTAGTGGTAAGTTTCAACCTTACATGGAATTCTTTTATAATGGATTTCCAATGGAAGAAAAAGAATTAATGGAAAAGCCTTTTGAAGAAAGACTTGAAAGGTTAAGAAGGGGGGAAGTATTGAATATAGAACGCTATATCCTAGAACTAGATAATTTAGTTCACGAAATCGGATATGGAGGAAGTCGTGGTATTTTGCCATCAAGATAACTGTATTTTGACATTGAACCTCCTAAATGGTATAATTATATTAAAGGAGTGATACAATGAAAAAAATAGGCATTATTTATTGTTTACAAAATAATAAAACAGGAAAACAATATGTAGGACAGACAACAAAAACTTTAGAAGAAAAATTTTTAATGTATAAATATTCTGAAAATTCTAAAGATAAAAACAGAGATATACATAAAGCAATTAAAAAATATGGATTAGATAGTTTTGTTATATTCAAACTTGAAAAATGTGATATAGATAATTTATTTGAAAGAGAATCATATTGGATAAAATTTCTAAACACTTTTGAAACAGGATATAATATGATTGAAAGATCTGGACATTCTAAAAAAGAAATTGAATTTATAGTGTTAGATTTTTTGTCTGGTATTCCTCAAACAACACTACAAAAGAAATATAATATTTGCAGGAAAACAACACTTAATATTCTAAAGGAACGTGGAATAGATACTCATTTAAATCATAAAAAGCATTTTAAAGAAGAAAAAAGACAAAAAATAATTGATATGTATTTAATTGGAAAAACCACTAGAGAAATTTCGTCTGAATTACATACTTGTAGAAAAACAATAAGTAAAATATTAAAAGAAAATAATATAAAACTTAAAGAAAGTCATAGAGATAATATGAATAATATTATAAAAAATGAAAGACCTGAATTAATACCTAAAATTATAGATTTATATAGTAATGGTAATAATTTAAAACAAATTTCTAAAATTATAAATGTTAATTCTAGGCATATAAGTAAAATATTAAAAGAAAATAATATAAAAGTAAGACCTGGTTGTCCTAATAATAGAAAAACTGCCACGTAACCCTGTTAATTCGGTGAAACTCTAAACAAGTAATGTTGTAGACAATACCGAGCTAGGCGAAAGCCGAGTGTAACGACTATCGAAAGCACACGAAAGTGGAAGTTAGTAGAGTAGTGCCAAGTGGCACGAAACGCAGGGGTATCTAAAGATATAAGATTTAGTCTGGTCTATATGGAAACATATAGAAGGATAGGAATAACGAACCTATTCGCAACATAATGGGTGGGAAGTCTTACGCGGACGCCCGGAGAAGCTGCAATGGATGCAAATATATTTCCTGGAATTAAAATCGGGATTTTTAGACGTACATTAGGAGCATTAAATGAATCTATTACTGAAAAACTATTAGAAATGTTACCTAGAGAATTAAGAGGTAAAGATAATGGTTGGAAATATAATAAAAAAGATAACAGTATAGATTTTTTACATAACGGATCTAAGATTAAATTATGTTATTGTGAAAACTATAATGATGCGTTAAAATATCGTGGATTCGAATTTGATATTTTAATTATAGATGAAGCAGCAGATTTAGATGATAAAACTATGAACTTTTTAAAAAGTATATTAAGAACAGCTAAATTCGTTAAATATGCTGATGGAAGTCCTGTTTATTATCCTGAAGGTCATAAAAAATATTTAGATAAAGATGGAGAAAGAGTAGTAGTAAACATCCCGAATCAACTTTTATTTACGGCAAATCCGGAAGGGTCAGGTTTCATACGAGTTCGAGATGAGTACGTTAGACCAACTAAATACGGTAAAATAATAGTTGATAAAATAGAAACGCTTAGAAGCGGAAAAACACATACTAGACGTATAGCATTTGTTCAAGCAAATATGTCTGATAATAAATATTTAAATGATGATTATGAATTACAATTTTCAGGTATGACAGATGCAGAGATAGCTAAAAATGTTGATGGAGATTGGGAAATTTCTGATAGTAATTTCTTTAGACATTTTGATTATGATATACATGTATTAAAAGATATTACTGAATTATATGAAGAAAATGAACTAGATTCTATTCCTTTTGATATGGAATTTCCTACTTATTGGAAATGTTATGGAGCATTAGACTGGGGTTATTATCCTGATTATGCTGCATTATCAGTATATTTTGTTGGAGATAATAATGTAGTTAAAAGACGTGAATTTAAATGGAATAGTAAAACAATAACTCAAGCTGCTGAATATATTTTAGAATTGCAAGTTAAACATAATTTTAAAATGAGAATGATGGCTATACCACATGATATGGCTAAACAAGGTGAAACATATATTAATACTAAAGGTGAATTTTTAGGTGAAACTAAAGAAAAAGTATTAAAACATTATGGAATACCAACATTAGTTACTAGAAGCAGTAGAGAAGATGGATGGGAAAAAGTCCATGATTTAATGTATTTTAAAAAAGATAATGGTAAACCAATTTGGAGAGTTCATCATAGTTGTAAAATGTCAATAGCTCAATTCCAAACTCTATCAAGAGATGAACATAAAACACAAGATATTACAAATGGTCAAGAAGATCATTTTGCGGATTCTGATAGATATTTCGCAGTTATGTATAACAGATATATAAGTCATACAAAAAAACTTCAAAGCCAAATGTCTTTTAGAGATAGAGTAATAGCTAGTGAAATGAAAAAAAGAAGTAGATTTGTAAAATATGATGTAGCACATAATTAAACTATTATACTACAATTATAAACATTGACTTTGAATAAATAAAATGATAAATTAAATATAAGGAGAGTGATTATTTTTATGAATGATGTTGTAATGATTAAGAAACACAATTTAGGAACTAAAACGTCTGTATATGGGGTTCATGTTTACGGATGTAATCATTGTATTGCGCCTTACGGAGAACAGATGTTAAGAAAACGTGGTTTCCATATGACTGATGATGAAATAAAAGATATGTTACATAACCTTCCAAAAGAGTTTAAACCATATGTTAGGTTTATATCTGATGAGAGTAAAGCTAAACATTATGAAGAAAATAAAATAGAAAAAGTTAAAGAAATAATTGAAGTCAAAGAGGAAATTAAGAAAGAGATTGAAAAAGTAGAAGAAAAAATTAAAGATATAGGTGTTGGAACAGCTCAAACTATTTTAGATACTGACTACTCTGAATTTGATGATGATAAATTATATAAATTTAAAATAGAATTAAAAGCATATGCCAAAGAGCAAGGAATTAAGATTCATCCAGCTTTGAAAGATATTGCTAAAATAATAGAAAAAATTAAAGGTTAATTTATGTTAGAATTATATATCGTAATAGGAATACTAATTTTAATTATTTTTAGCTTATTTATTATGTTGATTAAATTATTTAAAATAAATGAAGAAAAAGAAACTAAGCATCATACAAGATTTTTAGTTATGGATACGCACAATAGATCAGAAAAAAGATATTTAACATTATTACTATTAGAAGCTAAAGGTGTAAATACAGGTGTAAATACTACAGCTAATTTATATAAACAATATATCGAAGAACATAAACTCTTAGATGAAGTTGAAAAATTCTCTAAGGAAAAAGTAGAAAAAGCTAAACAAGGTATTAAAGAAAAGTAGAATAAAAATGTAAAGCAGGTGATTTAAATGGGTATAGATATTACTAAAGATATTGTTACACAAGTAAAAGAGCGCTATGAAAAATCTGCACAAGATAAAAGACTATTCATTGAAGATATACTCTTAAATCAACAATATATAAGAGGTCGTCAAAATTCTTTCTTTGATTCTAAAGGTGCATTTTATCAAGATAGATTAGAAGCTAGTGGTGAAGAAACTATTGAATCATTTAATAGAATGTTGCCTATATTTAATAAAAGGATACAAATTCTTAGCAGAAATATGCCTGATGTTAAAACCAGACCTGTTTCTAACCAAATTAATATAGATCAAAAATCTAAAATAACAAACGCTTTAATTGATAAAATTAAACGTGATAATAATTTTAAAGCAAAATATGGTTCGTTTATTAAAAAAATAGAAACATATTCAATGGCATTTTATAAAATAATTTATGATTATAGAATTGGAGATTTACAAAAATTAGAAATTAAACGTAATTTAGACTCTGGTAAAAAAAGAAAAATGTATAATGAAGATAATGCTAAATTAATTGTTAAAATGATTAAATCTGGTGGTATTGATATTTATGTTGGTAGTTCTCTTGAGTTCTATCAAGAAAATATTAGATCATCAAGTTTAGAAGAAAATGAATATATTTTACACGCTAAGGCTTATCATATAGATGATATAAAAAAAGCATTTGGTGTTAAAGTTAATGCTGAACAAATTGATTCTTTAACTAAACAAAGTACTGGCAAAGGTGTTTCTTCAGCTAGATTTAATAATGATACACAAACAGATATTAATTTAAAAAATCATGCTATGGTTATTGAATATTATGAACGACCAACTAAAAATAATCCTAATGGTAGAAAAATAATTATCGCTGGTGATAAACTAATTTACCAAGATAAACTTCCATATAGATGTGGTATTAATGGAACATTTGATTATAACTTTGTTATAGCTCAACAAAATCCTCAAGAAGGATTAATATATGGAGAAAATGTTTACACACAATTAAGACCGATCCAAAGAAGATATAATAGTAATCGTAATTTAATAAAACAATTTATTAAACGTAAAGCTATTGGAACTATTATGTCGCCTCAAGATGCTTTAGAAGATACTGGAGTTATTACTAATAAATTAGGTAATATTATTGAATATAATCCAATGTATGGTGAGCCTCACGAACTTAAAATGGGTGATTTACCTTCAGATATTTGGAATGAAATTAATCAATGTGAAATAGAGTTTATTGATATTAGTGGTGTTCATACTACTTCTGGTCAAACTCAATCTAATATTCGTTCTGGAGAACAAATGCAAATTCTTAATCAAAGTGATGAGAACTCTGTTGGTGTAACTGTTGGAAGTATTATTAAAGCGCATGAAGAATTATTTGTTAAAATACTTAGAATAATGAAAGAAAAATCAGAATATTTACCTGTTGAAATATATGAAAACGGTATGGATAGATTAATAGTTACTCCTAATAATATTTTAGAAGATATTTATATTGAAAATGCAGGTGTAATCGGATTAACAGAACAACAACAAGTTGCTAAGATTAATGCTGCTGTTCAATTAGGTATATTAAATAAAGAAGGAATGAATCAATATGGTTCTGAACATATAGATTTAATATTAAGAGAAAGTGGTATGGGGCATATAATCAGTCAATTAGATACTGATGCTAAATATCAAAAAGAATACATTAATAGAGAAAATAATAAACTTATATTTTCTGGAGTTATTATTAACGTTAATGATTTTGATGATGATGAGGTTCATATAAAATATCATAATAGATTATTAATGAGTAGTGAATTTGAAGAAAAAATTATGATGGGTGGTAAAGGAGATCAAATTAAAAAAGCAATAGATAACCATATCTCTCAACATAGACAAAGATTACAAAAAGCACAAATGTTAAACCGAATACTTGCTGCCGAACAGAAACAAGCGTAGCAATTAATAGGATAGATTCATGTAGCGAAGATTTAGTAAATCTTTGATTAGCGTGAAATAATAAAAATATAGCGTTCCTGATACGAACTAAACTATATCCATTTATTAAATTAACTAAACTAAAAAAAAGAAACTAAGGAGAATGAAATTATGTTATTAAATTTATTAGACCAAACTTTAGGAAAATTTTTAGCGCCTGACGAACCAGGTGGACCTATTAAATTTGGTGGTGTTGAAGTTGACTTAAATGCTGAACCAGAAGTAATTAAGGCAGCTATGCTTAAAGCTCAAGAAACATATAACGCAAGTTCTACAGCAGGAATTGAATCTGCTAAAAATTTAAAAGATATGAAAGTGGAGTTTGAAGCATTAAAGAAATCAAAAGAAAAAGCTGGTGGACCTGGACTAACTGCTGAAGATGTTAAAAAAATTATGCAAGAACAAATGGGTGATTTTACAGCTATTGCAGATAAAGGTCGTCAGTTAAATTTAGATCGTTCTAACGAACAATCAAGAAAAGAATTAAGAAGCGAGTTTGCTTTCTTGGATGATAAAACATTTAATGAAGTTATCGCTGATGTTGATGTAGACTTTAAAAACCAAGACGCTCAAGTGCGAACTGGTAATGTTTATAAAAATATGTTAGAACACAAACTTGGTAAATCGCTTAGAAAAAATATAGATTCAGTTAATAAGGATAAAGCTATGGAATTATTAATGGGCAATCCTGAAGCTATGAAAGAATTAATTGATGGTTATTCTAAAAAAATGGGTATAGATGTTAATATGCCTCAAGGTGGAGTTACCAACCAAAAAGACTTTGAAACAAAAATTAGTGGATATGAAGCCGAATTTGCAAAAGAACGTAATTCAGATAAACGTAAAGTTTTAGTTCAAAAAATTGCAGATACTAGAGCTGTTGGAGCTAATTTAGGATACAAATTATAAAAAAATAAAATAGAAAGATAAATGGTGAAAATAATGCCTGTATCAGGAACAATAGACGAGTTAGAAGGAATTTTAAAAACTACATATGTTGGTAGTGTAAATGAGCAAATGGCGGAAGATAATATGTTTTTAATGAAATTAGAAGCATACGGAATGAAAGTTCCAGTAGATGGAACTACTCCGAAATTTAATCTTCAATATTCAAGAAGTGGAGGTATCGGATTTAGAGATACTTCAAGTACTGTACCACTATTACCAGATGCAAGAACTGGTAGACATAAACAAGGTACTGTATCAATTAAAGAATTATATGGACGTGAAGAATTTACAATTATTCAAGTTGAATCTGCAAAAGGTGCTGGTGCATTTGTAGGAACAATTACTGATAAAACTGAACAAATGATCAGAGATTTTAGAGATGCTTACGGAATTAGTTTATATACTAATACTAAAGGAGCTATTACTACTGCAACAGCAGCAGTATTAGTTGGTACTCCATTAGTTGTGGCTGTAGCTGACAAAGTAAGATTACAAGAAGGTAACGTAGTAGATATTATTGATGCTACTGATGGAGCTGTATTAGTAAGAAAAGCTCTTGTTGCTTCATTTGATGATGAAAATAACTTAGTTACTTTCGATTTAACTGATGCTACTAAAGGAACTGGAACTACTGCTGCAACTACATTATATGGAGCTGTATTAGGAACTGGTGCTAATGTTGCAATCGCATCTGGAGATTATATCGTATTTGAAGAATCATATAACTTATCTTATGCTGGATTAGAAGAACAAGTTTTAGAAACTGGAACTTTACATGGTATTGATCGTTCTAGTGATGTGTTCTATACTTCTTCATTAAAAGATATTGGTAATGTAGTTATTACTAATAAATTTATTAGATTAGTTAAAAACTCAATTCTTAGAAAATCTCGTAGAGAAAATGGATACGCATTAGATTGTGGTCTTGGTAACTATGATGAAATTTCTGGATTTGAAGATACATTAGACGATAATGTTCGTTATGATGTAATGAGTGGAGATAAAGCTCCTGGCTTAATCGGTGGTTATAACGTATTGAAACATGATAATTTAGATATTATCGGAGATAGATATGCTACTGCTCATAAATTATTCTTGTTATCAACAGAAAGTTTCATGTTATACCAAACTGCTGATACAAAATTCTTAGACATGGGTGAAGGAATCTTTAATAGAAATTATCAAAAAGCTCAATATGAGTTCACTCTTTACAATTATCAAAACTTAGTATCTTATAATTTAAGAGCTAATGGTGCATTAACTAATGTTAAAGGATTAAGTGAATAAAAAATAATAAATTTTGGGCGTTGAGAATTTAAAAGCTCAACGCCCATTACCATTATTAAGGAGATTATATGAAAAGAGAATATAAAGTTAAAGAAAGTTTTTTCGGAGAAAGAAATCCATTTTATAGAATTATTAAAGATGATTTTTATAAAATTGCTAAAAGAATAAAAAGTATTGATTACACATTAATATTAGTTTTTAATTCTATGCAAGATCAATATGAAATACACGATACTAGAACCAAAGATAATACTTTTGTGTTAGCATTTGAAACACTTGATAAAAGTATATTAAATTTATTAAATAAATCTAAGGAAAGAGATACTATCGCAATTATAAGAAGTGAAAGTAGAAATAGAATTAGATACCAAAAACAAAAACAAGAAGTCAGAAAAAGACATAACAAAGACTTTATAAATAGAGCGCAAGTAGAAACACTAATTAGATAGATAGAGGTGAGCTAAATGCCAACAGTACAAGAACTAAGCGATTTAACGAGTTATATAGTAAGTGATGATATAGATAAAGGCGAATTTTTATTATATTATAATTTTTGTATGGGTGATTTAAGTGAAGTTATTAAATATGAAAAAAATATGACTGAATTTCCTATTGATGGAAATGATAATGAAACTAATTTACCTTCTGATTTATTTCAAATAGTTTCAGTTGTTGTTGAACATTCATCTGGACTTAAAGAAGTTGCTTTTGAAGTAGGTGTAAATGATAATGTTTCATTAAATGATAGTTCTTTTATTAATCAATTAATAGACAAGCGTTCAAACGTATATTCAAGATGGGATGGTAAATTATATATTAAAAGCGAATATTTAACTGAAACTTCTGGCTCTACAACTTTAACTATAAATGTTAAATATTATGGTAGTTTACCTACTTTAGATTATACTGATACAGATTTAGATTTAGATCAATTACCACCGATAGTTGAACAACATTATCATTATATTATAGCTCATTATATAGCTTATATGTATTATTTAAATGGTAATGATAAGACAGAAGCTGATAGCCAACTTCAAATTTATTTAACTAAAAAAATGGAAATTAAAGACTATATAAATAAACATAGAAGTAGTTCTAATAAAAATAGATCTATTGGTTTAGTTAGAAGAACATAATGGCTGATAGATTACAATATTATATTGATAAATTTAGAGGTGGAATGGCTACTACATATTCTAATGATAATTTAGGACCTACTTCTGATAATCCATTAGAAGAATTTCCTATAATAGATAACTTTGATTTTACAGAACGTGGTGCTTTTGAAAAAAGACCAGGAACTACTGAACAATTAATGAGTAATCAAGATTTATTAGACTTAGGATTGATTCAAACAGTTATAGATGATAATAGTTTTGATGAAACAAAATATGATGGAACTTTTGATGCTTATTTTAAATATGAAGCTAAAGGTTTTTATGAACAATCTGATGGAACTTATAACCAACCTGAACCTGATGATACTGCTTATGATATTAGATTAGGTATGATGGATGGAAATCTAGTTGTATTAAATTATATTAGTACTTTAGAAGATACAGTAGCTAAATATACAGTATTTCCTACAAGAGTAATTTTAAGTGGATTGAATAGTGGAGTTAATATGGAAACTGTTCAATTTGGAAATGAATTATATATAGCAACTGGTGATGGATATTATGTTTTAAGATTAATAAGAAGATATTCTTCTTCTCCAGCTTATGATGATTATGAATTAGAAGCTAGAAGAATGGATTCAACTGATGAATTATATTATCCAGATGTAAACGAAATTTATAATTTTGGTACTAATGTGTTTGATGATTTTACATATTTTCCTTACACATTAAATCTAGGACAATTAGCTGACGCATTAACTAATTTAAGGAATTTTCCTTATACTGTTTCTACTGGTCAAGAAATCCAAACTAATATTGAAGTTGATTTAACAGATGTTAATTTAGTTGATGCTCAAGCAAATAAAAGTTTTACAATAACTAATTTAGATCCAGATGGAGCAGTAATAAATACTTATACTAGATATGTTATGGATGCTGGTCCAATATTTTTCACTCCGACAATAGTTGGAGTTAATGTGATTAAAGTTGAATTAATAGATAGAGGAACAAGTAATGTATTAGACACTTTAGAAATTAAAGTTACAGTATATGATGGATTAAACTTTATTCCTGCTGAAAATATTAATGAAGAAATAAATAATTGTACTAGACTTTTCTTATATTACAATAGAATAATTATGTATAATAACGGAACTGGTAAGTGGTATAAATCAGATATTAATAGACCTTCTTATTTTACTGCGTTTTGTGAAACTGATTTCGCAGCTATTAATCCTGAAAGTACTGTTGAAATATTACAATCAGTTACTCCTTATAGAAATTCATTAATAGTTTTAACTAAAAAATCAATGTTTCTTACAAGTGGTAAAGGTGATGATTTCGAGGATATAAGAGGAATATTTGAACCTTTTGAATCTACTAGAGTTTCAGATAAAGGAACTCTTGCACCTTATTCTATTGCTAAGAATGAGAATAATTTAATCTTCTTATCTAATGATGGAATCTATGTATTAGATGCTATATATGTAGACGAGAAAAAAGCTAACCTTTATAAGATTAGCGATATGATTGATAATTTAGTTTTAGGAAACGAAGAAGATGCAAGTGCAATTGTATTTAATAATAAATATTATATTAATTTTCCTAGTGGGAATTATACTCTTAAATGGGATTATATCTTCGGACAAAAAGTTGAAGGAAGATCAATTCCTGAAAGATTATGGAGTAGAGATATTTCTACTGAATTAATATTTAAAAATATGAAAATAATTGATGAAGATTTATATTTTATAGTTGAAGCTGATGTTTTAAATGCTAAACTATTAAGATTAAATAGAAAAGAACATTTAACAACACCTGATGAAATAACGGATTTAGAAGATAATATTTATCCTACTGGTTATTTTACAGATGATGGAACATCATTCCAATCATTACTAGAAACTAAAGCATATAATTTTCAAGATGGTTCAAGACTTAAAAAAGTAAAACAAATTATTTTAGAATTATCTTTCGGAAATTATACTTTAATATATTCTGCAAATGAAAATAATATTATTGATGCACAGCAAGTTCCAACTATTATATTTACAATTTTAGATGGTCGTGTAGTATCATATAGTGGATTATTAGAAAATAATGTTGAAGTTGCTGGTAGTTTTATATTAGGTGATGAAGATAGTGGTGTGCTTGGTGTTAATATACTTGGTGGTATTGAAGAACAATATGTTTATTACACATTAAGAAAAAGCAAATATACACAAAAGCATAAAATAGTCTTAGCACATTCTGAAGATGCTTATGCTAAAATATTAGGATTTGGATTTATATATGTTTATGGTAAAAAACCAAGAAACAGAAATAATTCTTTATAAAGGGTGATAAAATATGGCGAAAATATTAGATAGTCAGTATTCAAGCGTAACAGATGGTCAGAAATTAGATGCCGCAGATTTAAAACAAGATAGAGGTGTCATAAGAGTTGCTGTAAATGATAATCAATCTCAATTATATAGACTTTGGTTTGGAGAAGAACATAATTTTGTTTTTAATACTAAGGCAGATTTAGATGCTTTAGTAGGAATGGTTAATGAAGATTATGCAGTTGTAATGGATGATGAAGATCAATCTCCAGTAACTACAACTTTGTATCAATATCAAACAAGTTCGTGGGTTCTAATTTCACCAAATTACTCTTTAAAAGGTGTAGTAACTGGTGATATTTTAGATGCTTATATGAAAAAAACAATTTATGATACTAATGATAATGGTATAGTAGATAAATCTGAAGGTATTGAAAGTGCTGATGGCTATACTACATTAATAACAACAGGCGATCAAATGACATTGAAAAACGAAGATGTATTATTAAGAGTTGCTAAGTTAGAATTTAATAATGGCGCAGCACAAATAACGGCAACAACTATTAACTTAGTACCTGATAGTGGAAGTGGTACAGTTGGTATTACAGGTGGAGCTAATATTAGTGGTGAATTAACTATTGGTACTCATGAAATATCTGAAAATACAGATGATTCTACTTTGGATGTTAAACTAAATGCTTTTGTAACTGGTCAAATGTTCTTAGAAGGATTAAAATTAGCAAGAAATAATACTGGAATAATAATAGCAAATGCAAGAATTGTTTGGTTGACTGGAGCAATTTCTTATAAAACAACATTTGCTTTAGCTAGTAATAATATACAAGAAGAAGCTCATGGAACTATTGGTGTAACTACTCAAGAAGTTGCAATTTCTTCTAATGGATTTATTACTCAACGTGGTGAAGTTAGAGATTTTGATACAACAGGAACAACTGAAGGTGAAACTTGGGCTGAAGGTGATGATTTATGGTTAGGATTATTAGGTAGAATGACTAATGTAGAACCTATTCCTCCAACATTTAATGTAAAAGTAGGTAAAGTTTTAAGAGTACATGCTACTTTAGGTAAAATAGATGTTAATATAGTTCAAGTTCATAAAATATCAGAAGCACCAGATGTTAAAGAAACTGCTGGAGTTTACGGAGATATTTTAATTAAAAATTCAACTAATGAATATTATGAAAATAAATTGGCAGAAGAAATTCTTGTTTCAAGAGATTATTTAAACGGTAGTATTAAAGAAAGTTTTAACTTTACTTTTGATACTGGAACTCAAATGATGATTTTAGATGAGGCATTAACTTCTAATGGTTATCTAACAATTCAATTTAGTACAGGTGATTATCAATTATCTGTTCCTTGTAGTATCGCACCTACATTTGGTGGATCTACAACTCCTCAAGATAATTTCTTCTATATTCCTATTTCTACAAAAACTTTAGCTAAAAGTTTAACTGAATATATTACAACAGAAGAAATAGCTAGAATTGCTTTTACATATTTTAAAGATTCAGCTTTCCATGCAACAAAAGGTCCAATTATTAATCAAAATATAAATACACATGAAAAAGGTAAAAATAATATAGGTCATAAAATTCATGTTGAAATGAGAGTAAGAACATTACCTGCAAACTGGTATTCTGGTGTTGAAGGTGATGGTACTTTAAGTGGATACGTTTTAGAAACTTCAACTACTGAATTATATATTAAAACTACATCAGGATTAATAGATCAATTACATAGACAAACATTTGAAGCTCACGATACAAGTGGAACTGACACTATATTATTATTAAATGATAGCGCTAGTCCATATTTAGAATTTAGTAATTTATTTGATATTAAATTAGATGCAGCAGGTGCTAGTTTATCTAATGCTTACTTTAATTTAACTTTATTCGGTGCAATAAATAAAACTGGAGAATTTAGTCCGTTATTAATGAATTTACCAACTGGTTCTTATTCAGTTGAAGCAGATGCTCAACAAGATGTTGATGGACATAATGTTGATACTTTACCTAGACAATTTACAAAAGAATCTGGAACTGGATTCCCAATAGCTAGATTACTAATGAAATATAGTGGTGGAACATCAGCGCTCGCTTTCGTATCGTATCAAGATTTAAGAGATTCATATAATTTAGGTGGTGGAGGCGGAATAACTCCAACTGGTAGTGAATTTAGTGATACACAATTTAGAGTATTTGATGGAGCTGACGTTTCTAAAATTTTAGCATTAGAATTAGCAGATGTTTCAAGTGGTGTAACTAGAACTGCAACAGTCCCAGATAAAGATTTTACATTTGGAGCTAAAGAAGATATAGATAGTAATGATGATGAAATAGCTAAAAATGGATTTGTTATACCAATGACTTACGGTTCAGCAGGTGGATTCTATGCAACTGTACCTGGTTGGGCTTTAACGTTACATAATAAAATAGAATTGTTATTCCCTGATACATTAACTGATTTAACAACAGCAGTAACAGTTAGTTTTGATGGAATAGCAGGAACATATAAAGCATTAAAATATGAAGATACATTAAATGAAGTATTAGTTAAGCATACACAACTAATTAAAACGGAAGTGTATTACGATAATACTGAATTTATGATGAAAGGTGAAACTCTATTAGATCAAGAGTTTACTTTTGATAGTGGTATAAATAGTATTTATGGAAATGCAAAAGCTATCAAAGGCTCACCCGACCTCAACGCAATATATGGGCTAAGATTAAATCAATCTATCATCAATGGTAATTTTGATAGTGGTTTAATTAGTCCGTTCCTTACAATAGATATTGGTACACCAGTTATTACTAGTGAAATTTGCACTTACACAGCAGTTGCACAAAATGGTAGACTAGCATTACAACATGATATTACAAGTGGTGAATTATTAATAATGGCAAGATTTAAAACCGATAGTTCACTAGTAGGTATAGGTGAAACAACAAGTATACTAGCTTCTCATAGTGGTAGTGGAGAATATGAAACAATATCATACATTGAAACATCACCAAATGGGTTCTTTGCACTTATTGACTCACGAGCAAGTGGTTGGACACAAGTTGAAGTAGACTGGGTTATGATAATCCCTATCACAAACACACCACTATACAACCATACAGCCTCACAAATAAACTTAATCGTAGCAGATTACTTCGAGGGCGGTAAAAATATAGAGGACTTCGAACTACAATCTATCGGTGTGAATATGGTAGAAAACCATACATTATATAAAGGGTTTGATATCTTATACCCTAACGGTGAAACTGATGAAGTAGATAGCCCAACATTGTATAGACATTCGCAAAATATATATTTAAAAGCAGGAACATATACTATTTCGGTTGATAACACCAATTTAAGAATTAGAACAATTACAGCAGAAAGTGATGATGGTTTTAGCACAAATAACTCACAAACATTTACAATAACATATTCACAAAATGTATATTTCAACTTTAGAGACAGCACAACTGGAACTTGGGATTATGGCGAAACAGCATTAGATATATTAATGCAATTAGAACAAGGAAGTACGGCAACTACATATGTCGCATACAACAGCCCACAAGATAACTTCACAGTAATAGCTAACATATTAAGTGTAGGTCAAACTGTACGAGATAAAGTGTATCCGTTAAACGGTGCATGGTGGAAAGATGAATATGTAGGCTATGATTATAATGATGTGTTACAAGGAATTACAAGTTGGAGCACATATTATGTATTAACCAACACACAAAGTTTTTATAAATCTATTATTGATATTGGATTAGATATTAAGGGTTCTAGCGATAATAACGTAGCAAGTAATGGTTCATTAAAAATTGGAAATACAGCATTTACTATTGTTGATTTTAATGATTTTACAACAAATGATACAGAAAATATAATTGCTATATCTGCAAGCCAATTACATATTAGAGTTAATAAAACTACATATGCAACAAGCGGAGATTTCGAAACTTACTTACAAGCAAATGATGTAACATTCGTATATGAATTAGCTGATATAGTAACAACGGAGATAGAGAAAAATGGAAGTCTAATTCAAGAGAGTAATACTACGCTTGTGCAGTTGAATAACTTTGCTACTGAATATGATATTACATTTGCAGGGAATGTTAATAAACAAGTTGAAATTGATGGTAAAAATATTAGACAATTACAATACGGTCAAGATAAATTAGAACTTTCAATAGAAGATCTTGAAGCGGTAGTAGAATTAAATACAACACATAGAAGTAGTGATGGTAGTGATCATAGTATAGTCAATACTAATAAGACTAATGCTGATGCTAGTAAAATTAAGACTGATTTTATCACAATTACACAACCAGTAGACTTAGATGATATGGAAACTGATATTGTAGTATTACAAGGTGAAGTAAATGATTTAGTTGGTACATTACTATATACATCTGGAACTAATGGTTTAGCTGTTGAAAATGAAATAAGTAGCACACCAGCCACAGAACATAGTTTTGATGTCAGCATTCCAAGTGGACATAATTATATGGAAATTACTATTGGTGAAAAACTTAGTGGTGTAATATATGATAATAGAGTAGAAACATTCTATTTCGCAAGTGGATATGAAGGTAATTGTAGATTATACTTCTTAGACCAATGGGATACTGTAAATGCTGATAAGATAGAATATGTTGGTTGGTTTACAATAGTTAGTTCTAGTCAATTTAGATTCTATCATGGATTAGATATTACTAATGGAACTAAAGCTGGTGGAACTGGATTAAAAATTATAAAAATAGTTTCTTATGAAAGGAATTAAAAAACTATGAAAAA